TGCAGGGGCAAAGCACGCCGAAAGCTTGACCCGTGCTCCATGGAGCGCAACGATGGGGGATGGTCGCCTGCCCTTTCAGGGGGCTTCGGGAAGGCTCACTCGCCTGGGCGCTTCTCGCGCCGAATCAGAGGCCCCTGAGAGCCTCCGCCACGACCAGGGCCGCCGCGAGAGAGAGCGCCCAGAAGACGCTCCCCAGCAGCAACCCGGCCAGGACGGCAACAGCCGCGGCGAGGAATCTGTTCCAGTTGGATCGCTCGATGAGGCGGAGGGTCAGCCGGCGCGTCAACAGTGCGGACAGGATCAACCCTACGCCCTGGCAAGCCAGCGAGACCGCCAGCGCGGCGCCGCCTTCTTGTTCGCTGAACCCATTCAGGGCCAGCAGTTGCATGAGGGCCATCAGCGCACCGAGAACCAGGAGCAGGATGACGGTCACAATCGAGGCGATCAGGCTGAAGGTTTTTGTGGACATGGCTTAGAAGGGCATCCTTTCCAGGATCGCAGTCAGCTTCCCGAGGAAACCATCGAAGGTGGGAATGGTAGACAGCATGACCAGGAGGCCGAGGGCCGGCAGGATGAAACATAACAGGGCGGCGGGGATCACGGAGGTCATGCGTTGCTCCTGAGGTTAAAGTGATGGGTCCGGCAGACCGCGGAATACAACCCCGCCGCCGGGATTCGGATACCGCGGTCCCGCAGGAGGCGGCGTGCTGGTGTTTGTCCAGCCCACGAAGGACCGCCCCCTGCCCCCCATGGTTACCCACCGCTACGGACGCATAGCGTCAGCGCAGCGGACAAGCTGGGAGGGTCGGGGCTTTGGGGGGCGTGCGCCGCGCCGTTGTTATGGTGCTACGACGACGAGGGAGGGGCCCGAAAGGTAGAGGGCTCCAGGAGCGCCGACTTTTGTGCACTTCACGTAGAGCATTAGATGTGACGTGAGGAGTGGATTGACCGCGAATGTTGTCGTACTGATCACGGTCTGCGTGTTGACCGTGACGGCTGCGGTGGTGAGTGTGGCGACGGTGGTGCCGTCTGAAATGCGGGCGAGGTCGATGGTCCAGTAATTGGAGCCGTCATTGGTGGTGGCGACGTAGAGGTGTTGGTACCAGGATAGTTGTTGCAGGGTGCGGTCGATGGTCTGGGCGTAGGGAAAACTTGGATTGGCGGTGAGGGGTGAGAGGTGTTGGAAGACGCCGAAGGGCAGCCAGTGAACATGGTTATCGATGGTCTCCATGGTGGCTTGCAGGTTGTTGTCGTCTTCACTGAGGATGCCGTTGAAGGTTCCGGTATTGAGCGGCGTGTAGTTGCTCACGCGCTCAATGGTTGAGGGCATGGCGCCGCCCTCGGTGGCGTGATAGATCGGATTGGCCTCGACGAGCATGCGCCACTTTGGGAGCCTCGTACTGCTGGCGTCGAATATCTCCGTGACCTGAGCGAAGACGGTGGCGGTCTTGGTGCCGCCATCGAAGCTGAAGGTCACGACGTCGCCGTCCTGAATGCGGAGATCTGGGCGCACGTAGGCGGCGCCTTGGAAGGTCTGTGTATTTCGGGCCGGCGGGTCGTCGGTGCTTTCCAGGTACCCGAGATTGTGCAGGGGATCAGTGGCGGTGCCGTCGGTGTGGACGGTCTGGTTCTCGTCCCTCCAGATGTACTGGCGGCGTCGGGTCTTGGTGGTGAAGAGCGAGAACTCGTCCTTTAGGGTGATGGTGACGTCGGCGGACCCGAGCACGTCGGCGGAGTAGAACCGTACATCCTCGGCGCCATTGTCACAGCACTGGATGAGGCGCTTTTGCTGGAGCATGTTGAGAAAGCGCATGGCGCTGTTGACGATGATCACCTGACCGGTGGGGAGAAAGTCGTAGTCGAGCCATGCGTCGGCCTCGTTCTTGAACGATGCAGTCTTGCCCCACTCCGTACAGAAAGCATCGATCACGCTCTCGTAGGTGGTATCGCCGGCGTCCGAGTAGTATTTGTGCGGGAAGATGAAGCCCTTGTAACGGGTGAAGCCGCCCGGGAGATATTCCTCTTCGGCGATGAAGAAGCGGCCGGTGGTGATGGAATAGGTGGTGCCGGCGATCGTGACGCCCCTCTCGAGCCAGATGCTTTCCTGATCGCTGGCGAAATTGCTGTCGTGGGGGATGACGAACTCAAGGCTTGTACCTGTCAGCGTGTACTTAACGACGTTGGTGTGGCTGTTCTTGATAGTGCCATTGGAGTATCCGACGTAAGCCTTGAGGTAGGGGGTGGGATTGCCGGCGGAGAGGGCGGCGGTTAGGGCAGCGTCGACGGTGCGCATGGTGTCCTTGTGTCCGTGCGCCGAGGACGGCGCACGGAGCTATGCAGACCTAGATTAGGCGATGTGGCCAGGTGCGGTGTTCGTCGTTCCAGGCGCGGGTGTCTGGGACTGAGCGCTGGATGCGTCGGCGGCGTGTGAGTGCGGCGATGCCGTAGTCGAAGGCTTTGGTGAAGCGCTCGGCAGCTTTGCCGTAGTTGGCGGCGGTGTTGGGGTCGAGGTTGTTGGCCTCGACCTTGCCGGCGCTGGCGATGGTGCATGCTTGGGCCGCGGCTCCGTCCAGCAGCACAACATCAGCCTGAGCGGTGAGGGTGCTCTCGGTGGCGCTGTCGAGGCCGTTGATCGTATGTGCCTGGGAGAATCGGACGATCAGGGAGCCGCCGGCTGCCTGTGGTGTCTCGAGGCGGATGAACCAGCGCTCGTCCTCGATGAAGTGCTCGAAGGTAAGGGGTACATCGTATTCCCCTCCGGATGGGTCGGCGAGCAATACGTCTGTCACCGTCAATGGCGTGGCGCCGGCGAGGGCAGTTGTGAGCTCGTATTCGTACTGATCGGCGACGGTGTCGATGAGGGTGCCGGCGTGGATGGGCATGCGGATGTTGAGTTGGCCCAAGGCTTGGCGAATGGCGGCGGTGCACGTGGTGCTCGTGAACAACGCGCCGCCGTCCATGAGGAGGGCTTGTAGCTTGGTGGTGAGGGTGGTCAGGCTGTCGGACATTGGGCTCCTTTCATGGATGGGGGTCTGCGAGAATGGGGATGATGGCGGCGGCGATCACGACTGCGGCCAGGCAGATCAGCACAATTGCATAGGGGATGAGTGCTTGGAGGATGAGCTTGGGGAGGTCTTTGAGTTTCATGGTGTTGGCCCCCCTCCGGAGTAGCCGGAGGGGGGCGATAGAGGAGGGCCGCAACGGGGGATCCGCCCGTTACGGTTAGCCCTTGGGCTCGCCTGAGACGTCTTCGAGGCCGGTGCCGATGATGAAGGCGACCACGACGTAAATGACATTGGTCACTGCCTCAGCATCGAGGGGAAAGTCAGGCATGAAAGCCTGCACGACGATCAGCACCAGGCCTGCGACTGCGGCCCAGAACTTGCGGGACTTGATCAGGGAGAGGAGAATGTTCATGGTTGGCTGCTCCTTGGGTCCCTGCGCCTGGTGGCGCTGGGACTGCCGATGGCGGCTTGAAGCCGCCTCGGCGGTAATGCCGGCGAAGCCTCGGCCCGCGTAGATGATGTCGGCGGTGCTTTGGTCGACGACGACCTTCGGCCTTGGCCCCGGCCTCGTGGCCGCGGCATGCACGATGCTCGCTCGAAGCGAGCTCGTGTGAGGCCGGCGATGTTGGAGTGCGCGCATCTTCTGCGCGTATCCCGTCCGCCGTGTGGCGGCGGGATGCCCGATGCTCGCTTGAAGCTCGCTCGGGCGACGGGTGCGGGTCATTCCTCGCTCGGCTTCTTCGCGAGACGGGGACTGCCGTCGGGTCGGGTGTTGGTTCGGTGCACGCCGGGCTTATAGCTGTCGGTGGTCTCGCGGCGGCGTGGGAGCTCGGGGTCCTTCTTCTTGAAATGGACCTTGCGGCCGTCGGTCATGAGGATCACCCACTTGTCGTCGTATTCGTACCAGCGGAGGGGAACTCCGCTGACGGAGGCGGCGAGCTCGAGGACGATCTTGGGGGCTCTGTCTTCGGGTGGCATGGTGTCCTTTCTGTGGGAGCGCTGCGCGCCTACAGTCTGAGGGTGTAGTTGGCGACGGCTCCGAGGAACTCGACCGTCGACGTCGCGGCCTTGTCGAAGGCAATCGCGAGCCAGCAGTACTCATCGTTGTCCAGCCAGAATGGCGTGGTGATGGTGAGCGTCATCTTGTGCTGGTCGAGATCATCGCGCTCGTCGTCGGTGTCGTGGCCGGCGTCGTAGGTGAATGCCGGCGTGGCGACGACGGCGACGGCCTCGTCAGCGCCGCGGGTCATTTTGTAAATGACGGGGGTCACGGAGTCGCATGCGGCGGTGACGATCTCGTAGTCAACCTCGATGCTCTTGAGATAGGCGCCCTTGCCGCTGACGCTGTTGGACGGGACGGGGATGGGGATGAAGAGGTTAGCGGTCTCGTCGGTCGCGTCGCACTTGAGTACGACAGTGTTGGCGACTTGGCCGGCTCCCAGTGTCCAGGCCGCGGTATCTCCGAAGGCCGCGGTCGGTGGGATCCATTGGGACATAGCGGTATCGTGCACGTAGCCGCCTAGTTCGGCGTTCTTGCCGTCGAACAGGTCGCGGAGTGCACGGCCGAGGGTCGGCATGAGTAGGGTCATGACGACGAGGGAAAAGATGGTGAGAGCGAGCATTACGAGCGTGTCCATTCGGTTTGGTCTCCTTGCGGCTCTTGCCGCGGGATGGGCGATGTTCGCTTGTGGCTCACTCGCCCGATCCTTGGACTGTGGGGCGAAGGGTGGCCCCGTCGGCCTCATGGCCGCGGGGTGCCCGATGCTCGCTTGTGGCTCGCTCGGGCGATAAGGGGTGGGCAGGATCGTTCCATCCTTCGCCTAAGAGTTGGCTGCCCACCCCTGGGCAATCCCTGCCCCTCATGGGGCAGGGATTTCGGCATGCGGGCTTGAGGCCCGCTGCCTCAACGGCGGGGGAGTGAGTGCCCGCCGAGGCTTTCGCTTTTCCCTGCACCCCGTGGTGCAGGGATACGCCGATGGCGCCTTGATGGCGCCTCGGCTGGACGTTGCTCTTGTGGCCCCCCTGCGACGATGCAGAACTGCACTGCTCGTCGCGTCCCCCCGAATGCGCCTGCGGCGAATTCAAGGGGACGGGAGCGGAAAGCAATGAACTACACATTGCTCTTGTGCAAAGGTCGGAAGTCGGCCACTCCCACGGCGATGAAGTGTCGGACCTTCAGGCGCTGTTCGTCGTTGGCGAACATGGCGGGGTCGGTCTCACTGCCGGCGATGAAGATCTGCGGGACCATGCCGAAGCGCTCGCCGATCATGATGCCGGGCATGATGCGCGGGTCTGCGACTGCGGCCCAATCGGTGGCGTCGGTCCATTCGGGTACGGTGATGGGCTCGACGTAGCCGGGGTAAGTCTGCGCGCCTTTCGGATTGGCGGAGGAGCCTTCGACCGGGCCCCATCGGGGGATGAACAAGGCTTCAGCTTGAGCCTTGAGAGCTCGAGGCACGAGGCAATACTTCGGCTCGATCGCCATTTTCTTGCCGGTGCCGTAGTAGCCGGCGGCATTCTTGACCAACATCGGCTGGTTGTACATGGCCGCGGCGACGGCGTCCCAGGCTACGAAGTCGGTTCCGATGGCGGTCGTGAGGAGATTGGCGTGACCGCCGAGGCTGGTTACGGCGGTGTTGTTGAACAGGGCGCCGGTGTCTGCGAGGGTCGGGCCAACGGCGCTGTTGTCCGTGAAGATGGCGGCGACCAGTGAGCTCACTTCGCGCAGGGCGGCGAAAGCGAGCTCACGCGGTATCTGGCGCAGCTTGCGGCCGTCGTCCTTGTCGATGGCCTCCAACGTGAGACCGATGTATCCGCCCTTCTTCACGAAAGACGAGGTCTCGACGTTGTCACCGAGCGTGAGCTCGGTGTACTCGGCGCCTTCGGCGACGGTTGGCACGGATGCGATTGTGCCGAACATGTTCCACTTGATATCGTGGAGAGTCTCGAAGTGCTCGACAGTGACGATCTTGGTCCACCAGTCGTAGCCAGCGCGTCCGAGTTGCTCCCATTCCCGGGCGAGCGCCTTGTTGAGGGCATTGGCCACGAGGGCGGGGAAGCTGGCGGCGGTGTGCTGGAAGAGAATGCGGTCCTTGAAGAAGCCACCGACCAGGTCTCGATCTCCGGTCATGTGCATGTAGGCTTCCTTGAGGCCGGCGAAGCGGTTGATCGTGAGACCTTCGGCGCCCTTCTCTCGGGGTGCGCCTACGAGGTCGTCTACTGCCGCCTGTATCTGATCGTCGGAATTGAACATGCCGCTGATGCGAGAGGGTCCGGCGATTTCGGCGGGTGCGGTGGTCTCGGCGACGCTGTCCTTCCAGGCTTGGATAGCCGCGGTGACATCGTTGGTCTCGATGCGTGCGGCCGTCTTGAAGCTGGCCCGGATTGCGGCCTTGGCCTTGTCAGGAATATCGGACACGGCGAGGGCGGTATCGAGTACGAGGGCGTTGAGAGTGGCCCTCGTCTCGCCGACTGCGGCGATAGGATCCTCCGCAGGCGGTGCGGGGTCTTGCCTTTGGTTCTGCATGGTGCTCCTTTCACGTTGGTTGAGGGTGCGGATGAACTTGGTGGCGAAGGCCGGGTCAATGACCAGGTCAACGGAGTACGGCTGAAGGATGCGCATCACGTTGCCGGCGGCGTCGGCAGTGAAGACCACATCAGCCGAAAATCCCACGTTGGGGGAGGGACCATCACGCATGGTGATCTCGGCGGCCTCCCGGATGATCTCCCTCGAGGGGCCGGCGGGAGTGAGCTCGGCGGTCAAGCCGGCGAACTCCTCGGACCATGCCGCGTTCGAGAGGACGCCGCCCAGGTCCCGGACGGACTGCGGCGCCCAATACGAGTGGTCCACGAAGACGGATGCGCCCTCCCAAATGGAGGCGCTTTCCTGCAAGACTTGGCGGGAGAACGTAAAGCCGTTGGCCTCGCCTTCGTGGATGAAGAGGATTTGGTAGCGGGTGGGCGAGGTAGCCGGCATTCCTGTAAAGCGTGCCCGGAGTTGCTTTTCGTGCGCGTGTTGGTTCATTCGATGCTCCTGAACCTGGCATTAACCGAATGGGCGACCTTCTTGAGTAGTGGGTACAGGAAGGTGTGCAGGGTATGACCGGCAGTGGTCACTGCCTTGGAGTGACCGGCCTTCGTCTCGAAGCGGTGCAGGACGATCTGCAAGGGCTTGTCTGAGATAGAGATAATGATGTGGATCATCGGCCCCTCTGCGCCAATGCTCCCTTGCGAAGAACATGCAAGGACAGGTCGCTTGGCGCGTCCCCCCGGATGGCTCGCCTAGCTCGCAATCCAGGGGGACAGATATGGAGAGCGCTGCGCGCTTTCATTCAGCGCCTTTGACCTTGACCTCGCCGGTCTCGGCGTCGATCTTGAGGCCGCCGGGCGCGGTGTTGCCGGCGCCGGTGGGTTGGATGGGTGCCTTTGCCGTGTCGGGTCTGTCTGAGGGCACGACCTCGCCGGCGAAGCGATAGACCACGCGGAGCAATTCATCCTGGCTGATCAGGCCGGCGTTCCAAAGCTGGCCGAATGCGTTGACGATTTGCGAGGTGGCGAGGGCGAGAGCGGCGTTGTCCCGCTCGCTCACGTCACCGGCGGTCACGTAGATGGCAGCTGTGGGATCGACTGTGGTATCTCCTCGTTGAGCTCGTCGAGCGACGGCGACGGTCAAAATCTCGTGGACGACGGAGAGGAAAAACTTCTGCCGGTCCTCGAGGGTCTTGAAGGTGGGCGTCCCTGCGGCCTCGGCCGTGGTGCGGGTGGAGCTCTCGGGCTCGGAGAGCCAGTGAAGAGGGACACCGTGGCCGGCGGCTACAAACTTCTTCAACGTCAAGCCGTCGTTGTTGGCCTCGAAGCTGTCCAGCTTGGGAGCGAGGACGTCCCATTCCTCGGTCTCGTCGGTCACGAGGATGGAGCCGGGCGTGGGCGGGTGGGAGTTGAGCTCGATCTGGCGGGCCTGTTTCTCCTCGGCGCTTAGGTACTTGCCTCGGACGATGTAGAGATAAGCCTGGCGGAAGCGGTTGAGGCGTACGCGGTCCTCGAGCCACGAGGCATAGCGTGCCAGCCATGGCAAGAGGGGCGCGATATCGGGCTCTCCCCACTTCATGCCGGCGAGTCTGTTGACGGCCCAATGGAGCATCACGGTTTTGGGCTTGCGGCTCTTGTAGGCCCAATAGTTGAGAATGTGCGTGGGGTCGGGATCCTCGAGGCTGGCCTTCGGCATGTAGGCGGTCTCTTGCTGTACGTCGTTGCCGGCGGTCTCTATATCCTTGAGGCCGTCAGTCGGGAAGACGCGGACGTAGGACATGCCGGCGCCGTCGGTGGTGAGGGCGGCGAAGAGGTTGCCGGTGAGCGAGAGCTCATCGCACCACTCGGGCAAGCGTGAGCCGATGCGGTTGAGGGGATGGTTCCAAAGCTCTTTCAGAAACTTTGCCGTGCCCTCGTGCGGGCAACTGAACTCGATGTTGTCGGTGACGTATTGCCGGGTCAGCGTGACGAGCCGGCGAGCCAGCGGGTTCAGCCGCCAGGCGAGCAAGCTCTCCTGCAAGACCGTATCGCGCTGGTAGTTGTAGCGGTCACGGTAGACGGCATTCCAATCTGTGCCTTGGGTGACGTTGCGCTCAGAGACGGGGGAGGCGCCGAACGTGCGGCGGGTGGATGGTTGGAAGAGGGAGCGGAAAGCAGAGGACACGAACGACAGCAGAGGACTCATCATCGCTTCTCCAGAGATCGGATCATGCGATGATTCTAGAACGTGTGTTCTAAAAGTCAAGCAAGAAAGTGTTCACCGTGTTCAAAAAAGGAGTGAACTT